CTATTGCCCGCACCGCGTCCATGCGGTCAGTAGCAGATCCACTTTGCGGAAATTCACTGTCTCGAATGCGTTTGAGTGCAACTTCCAGCTTTTCAATTCTGGCTTCTGCCTCGTCCAAATCGGAATTTAGGATACAAGGATCGCCGCAATCGCAGCGTGCATCATTAATCATTCTAATGTGATTTGAATCTGTGCTCATCAATTCGTGTTCAATTCGTGTTCAATTCGTGTTTTTATCGTGTTCAATTAACCACTGCTCAAAGGCTGCCCAAACAGCTTTGTTTGGATTCTGACAACGCCGCTCACTTCCGTCTTTTTTGAGCCACAGCGGACCGAAGTGCCGGTCAAAGTCAAACCGCCACACTTTGCCGTTCACGATGACCTGCTGGTCAGGAAGGTCGCAAACAGTCACAACGGTGTCTGGATAAAACCATATGTCTTTCATAGCCTTGGGCCTTCAGTGCACCTGCATGGTAACGAGATCATGCGTGTTGTCTTGATGGCGATGATGATGAGTGCTTTTCTCATTCCCCCTCCTCTTGTTTCTCCATTGCTTTTGGGTCACCAACAATTTGCCCAGTTTCAAACGGTCCAATGTTTGCGCCAAAGAAAATCGGAAAGCATGGCCCTCCTTTCCTGACCAGCAAAAAAGCATCAATAGCGTAAATTAACGTTCCATTTTCCCAGCATTCCCTGCGTCCCTTTGGACTATCGTAAACACAAACTTGCACTTTCATTCCCCGTCCTCCCATTTGCCCAGCGTCCTGAGAAAAGCCTCTGCACGTTGGCGGGCTGTGGCATTGACCGCCTGCTTCATTTGCAGTTCCGGTTGATTTGGCAACCTAACTATATTGTACAGTTCATTTAGGTAGTAAAACCACTGTATCTCAGTGAGCACCTTCTCAGCCTCGTGCATCGCGTTGAGGCTCGTTGAATAGTTTGGCAAAAACATTACCCTATTGGCTGTTTCGCCCGGCGCTTTGCCAACGACATTGTCTCTAATCTCAGTCCACCCGCACGCCTCCGCAATCGCCGCGTTAATTTGTTCGTCAGTCATTTTGCAGCCTCCAGTTGATCGAGCGGTATTCCTGTTAGTGCGTGCACTTCCCGGCACGCTTCTGCGGCCGAGTAGGCCTGAACGTGCCAGCGCCGAAACGGCAGGTAGTCCGCTGTCACCTCGTAATCGCTCTCCCAAAGTCTTTTTTGCATAGTCTCCGCTGTGGTCATATTGGTTCGATATAAAAAGGCTTTCTAGGCCTATTTCTGAGTTACCGTGAGGCGGTTAAATGTTTCCCATAGCTCCACCCTATCGCGAAAAAACTGCATAGCGTCGGATGATGTCCACGGTTGCACATCAACGTCGACTTGGTCGAGCATCAGCAGTGCGCCGCGCAACTCGGCTTCGAGTTTGTCGGCTTTGGTAATGAGCGCTTCCATTTTTGCGGGCCAGAGTATTTCAGTTTCCATTTTCAATGCGGTAAGTTCGCTGTGGATGTCGTCGGTCATTGTTTGGTTGTCGGTGGATTGCTGCAAAATCTTTAGAGACTTTCGCGAAAGGCTGCCAGTCGTCGGCCCTGCTCGATTTGCTCAGGAGTCAATTTCACGTCCAGCATCACACCGTTTTCTCGGGGGCCACCGCCGCCCCTCAAGGGCGGGCGAGTGGACTCCTCTACTCCCTCTTTGTTAGACCCGCTGCCGCTTGAGGCGGCGCGGTCTAACTGTTCTTTTTCTTTATTGCGTCCATGTGGTGTACTCACGTGCCGTCCACCACGTGTACTCACGTGCCGTCCATGTAATGGACTGCCGCGTCCATCTGGTGGACTGCTAATCGAGGTCAAAAAAAAGGCGTTTCGGGTCGCCCGATGACTTCCATTTGAGCCCGAAAACTTGCGGATCAGTCCCGCTTTTTCAAGCGCATCAAGTGCCGAGTTGACCGTTCCCCGGGAGCATTTGACGTGCTCGGCCAGCTGCTCGTAGGACGCCGGGAAGCGTCTCTTTTGATCGAGTCCTGCCGCGCTCTGAAAGTGAGTTAGCGCGCAGTAAATCGCATAGGCGTTGATGCCAATCTGGCCAGCTCGAGCGGCTGCGTCCCTCGATTGCCATGCCCATGGGCCTTCGTCTTTTGGTGTCTCTGATCTTGGTTTCATCGTCTCTTTTTGGGTTCGTTGTCGTCAAAAACTGGTTTGTCACACTGGAGCCAAACCATCCCTTGGCGCTCCTGTTCGCGACTGTGTTGGATCCAGATTCGGGACGCAGGCTCGGCACCGTCAGCGGTTCGGAGCCCTGCCCTGGTTCGCCTTTTCGTCATGGTCAGCGAGCACGTCGGAGGGTCACCTTCAGGAGCCTCAACCCGCTGCATCGTTGCCACCTCGCGCGCCCAGTTGGTCAGTGCAGAGCTTCCAAACCCGGAATAGGCGAGGTCGGAGTCGGTGCGCGCCCCTCCCTCTTTCGGCTTTGGTAAATGGTGAATCAAACACATCACGCAGCCTGACTTTGCACTGATGCGGTTGAGCGCGTTACAGAACGCTGTCACCACTGCCTGGTCGCTTAAATCGTCCCCGACGTAGCACATGAGCGGGTCAATCCACACTAGATCGGGTTGGTGTTTGATAACCAAAGCCTCAAGCACTCGCAAAAACTCAGCCCCGGCGTGCAGGTTGTCTCTGTAAAACACTAGGTTTTGCGCCAGTGTTGCGCGGTCGTCGTTGGAGAGGAGCTGAGTGCCTGCTCGGTTTTTTGAGAACTTGCAAACCACAGATTGCAAGATTTGCGCTTGGTCTCCGATGTCGTTCTCGGCCTGCACAATCAGACTCCGTAGTGGTTTTACCGCTTTCATTCCAAAGGTGCAGATAGCGCCAAACGGGTGCTCTGGATCAAGTGCCCAGCCTATCGCAAGCTGCATCGTCAAGGAGCTTTTACCGATGCCGCTTTGAGCATTAAGCAGCAGGCTGCCACCTTTGCAGAGCCACCGATCGCCAATGATTGTGTTCGGATCATGCTGGGTATCGTAAGTCAGCAACGCCTCAAAATCCGTCTGGACGATGTCGCCCAGCCCCTGCTGTGCGCTGGCAACGGCAACAGCCTCGCCCAGATCCGTAACAACATCCCCGACTGCCTGCCCGTTGTTAATGGCCTCGAGCGCCCGCGTAAGACTAGCTTGCAACGCCCTTTTGCTAGCAGTTTCCCGGATAAGTTGGCACCAATTGCCAAGCGGCGCAAACGATTCGGCCCCGATTAAATCCGACATCAAATCTCGGGAGACTCCACGCTCGGCCAACCTCCAGAACATGGTGATGCCGTCCAGCGCAACGCCCGTGTCTGACAACTCAAGCGCACCAGACAGGATCGGGCCCAGTTGCGGGTTGCCAAAATCCCCGGCACGCAGCCCTGACGCTCGGATTGTCTCAAGCGCCCTGGTTGGGTCGAATAGGAGACAACCCAGCACTGCCCGCTCGGCCTGCTCAGCCTGCGGTGTAATCATGTCGCCCACGGTTACAGCGACTCAGCAAATGCTTTTTTTGCCCGCTGCTCAGGCGTCAGCGGGTCAGCTTCCAGCGTCCCGCTAAAAAGCTGCACTGCCTTTGCCAACAAGTGCGTCTCAAGCTTTGCCGGGTCAAGTCGTAGCTGTTTGCTGCGCTGAAATACCCGCTCCACTTTTTCCAACTCACCCGCAATCCGTTCCGCTTCAAGTTTGTCTCTTTTGTTCATCGGTCGTCTCCAAAGTTGTCCGCGTTGATCGGATGCGCAGCCCCCGGAGTGTCACTTAAAACGGGATTTCGTCTCCCATTTCCTCGTCTGCTCCTGCGCTCAACGGCAGCCAGCGTTTGATTTCAAGGTACCCCTTGCCGGTCTTTTCGTTAATGCGGTCGCCTTCGCCCAATTCCACCTTGGCAATTTTGCCAATGCAGTCCTCGGTTTCGATGGTCAGCGTTTTGCCATCCATAACCTCTTTCCCGATTGCGGTGGCAAACTCAGCCACGTTTCGGCTGTTTTTGGCAGTGAAGACAACCCAGCTTTTGAAGGTCAGCGGGCCCACTTTAACCTCAAGTTGAAGCATCTCGTTGCCAGCTTTTGAAACTGCGTCAATTGCGTGCTCGATGCGGGCCAAATGAATGCCCGGTGCAATGGTCTGAGTGGATTCGGTGAATTCGATTTTTAGTGATGGCATGTTTTTGTGTGGTTGAGATTAGATTCCGAGAGCCGAGAAAAACCTTTCCGGGAACGCGGTTGCTTGCACGGCTATATCGGCTGGGATTTGCAGATACGTCTCCCCAGGTTGAATCCATCCCCGCTTTATCGCTCCTTGCGTCACTTTTTCACGCTGCGCTGCTGTTTTGTCTGCCAGCAATCGTTGCATCGGATTGATTCGCTGGATCGGTTCCGGTAACGGCTCCGATGTCACCTCAATCGCCAATGGTTCGGGCTCGGTCTGTATTGGGGCAAACTCTTGCACTTCCTCAGGTGCATATAGTCCCGAAAGCACTCCAGGAAAGATTCCCCGTACAGCTTCGGAGATGCACCGTGCCTTGAGCATCTGCCTCGGAAACTTCTTCCACGTCGGGTTGCCGGTTAACCCGGCACGCTCGGCGTCCTTGATCGTCCAACTCACTTTGAGTGTTCCCCCCTGCGGGTGGCTAAACGTGCCAGACACGGACTCATGCGTGTAATCGTGCCACTCAACCTTTCCCCCCGCTTGCTGAAAACGTGCCAGCATTGCCTCGGATTTCAAAGACGGCTTGCCGTTAATTATGTGGTAATCGCGTGCGGCCTCGGCGGGGTGTCTGCCCTCGGCTTGGCAGAGTAGGCCCAATGCCAGTGCCTGGGCGGGAGTCTGGATACCGAATAGTTTGGATTCGGCAATGGCCTGCGCCATTAACTTAGTTTGATCGAACGGTATTAACTGCATGTTGCTCATTTGTTGTTTGTTAGCTTGCGCCCTGCTTCGAGAATTAACAAAGCGTCGGCGGTTTTCAGTGTCACTGAAAGTTTAGGGAAAAGCGCCTGAGCGCGCCCTTTAAGGTGCGCTTTCCACCGTGGCCCGTGAGTCTTTTTGTCGCCCAGCCCAAGAGCCTGCTGCCACTTGCGCGGCGGTAGGTACTCAATGCGGGCACCGTAGGCGGCCAGCAAGCCCTCGATGCGCCCGTAGTTGCGAAACATGGTCGCCATGCTGCTGCCAGACATCTTCCCGGTGAATTTCGGCAACTCTTCAAGGAATACCGTCAGCGGTCCAAACGTGTCTCGAGACAACAGCCGCAACTCGCTCTGTATATCGTGCAGCGTCTCCGGCATCGGTAATGCGTGCACGCTGCCGTCGGTGTCTATGTAGGCGATCCCGCCGCCCACGCCGGGGTCGATGGCGATGTAGTTTTGCGCGCTCATCAGCTGAGCCTCATCGGCATCACCGCGTAAACGTAAGCGCCCCCGTCGCGTACCACCGTCGCTTCCGTGCCGCCCTGCCCGAGATCCACAAACAGCTCCTGGCATTTCAGCGTGTCAAACGGCATCCGCAGATAATCCGAGTTGAACGCAATCTCGTACTTGTCGCCGTCGTACTGGCAGCCGAGCTTTTCGCTCGCCTCGCCCACGTCCGCAGCGCGCGCGGACAACGTCACCTCGCCACGCTCAAAGGTCAGTCGCACGCTGTCGGCCCCGAGCATTGCCACGCGGTTGAGCGCCGCCAGAAACTCAGCGCGCGGCACCAGTGCGCTGCCTTCAAAGGTCGCCGGGATCACCTTGTCCACCTGCGGATAAGCGCCCTCCATGCGCCGCGTGGTAAACGCCAGCGCAGGCTGTTCAACTGTGGCCACGGTCACGTTGACCTCGTCAATCTCGATGTCCACCGTGGTGGCCTTGCGCTTAAGGCTGCAAAGCCAGTCCACCGCCTGCCGATTAATCGGCGTGCGGATGTTGCCGCTGTTGCTGGCGTTGAGCGTCTCGCGCACCACCCGCCGCCCGTCGGATGCGGTTAGTCGGATCATCTCAGGCCCGACGGACTCAAGCAACGTGGAGCAGATCACCCACCGCGTCTCGTCATCGCTCATCGCTGGCGCACACCGCCGCAACACCGCTTGCAGCGCGTCGAGATCCACGCTGCTCACGGTCATCTCTGCCGCAGCACAGTGCACAATCGGAAATTCGGAGGCGTCGAGGCCCATAAGCTTGATCCGAGACGCGCCCGCCGTGATGGACGCCGTGTGTTTGGCGTCGACCTCGATGGTTACCATCCCCGCCGGGAGAGTGGCAACAATGGCGGCCAGTTTGCGCGCCGGGAGCCCTACGTGGCCAGGCAGTTCAATTGTCCCCGGCACGGACTCGGTCACAGATTCCTGCAGGTTGTTGCTCAACAGCGTCAGCGTGTCGCGCTCGGCTACAAACAGGACGTTGCTGGTTACTGGCAGCGTTTGCCCGGCGCAGATACGGCGAGCGCGTTCGAGCGCTGCGGAAAGTTCGTGTTGTTGGATGTGTATTTTCATTAAAAAAGAACGGGTTGAGATTCGATGCTGTTTAGGTTGCTGCACGCGAGATCTGCGTAGCTTTGTTTAAGCTCGGATCCCACGAATCGCCTTCCAAGTGTCAGCGCTCCGTATCCTTCCGAACCGATGCCGGTAAATGGGGAGTAAACCAACTCCCCGGGGTTGCTCCAAAGCGTGATCGCCCGTTCGATCACGTCGAGCTGAAGCGGGCAAATGTGCTTTTCGTCTGCCTGATCTCGCGCCACTTCTCCGTTCAAAACCCGCCCCTGATCCACTGTCATCCATACAGGAGATGCCACTTCTTGCCACCAAGAGACGGGAAACTCTGATCCGTCCTTAGTCACTGGCACGACTGTTTGCCCTGGCGCTCGGAAAACAAGCAGGTAGTCAGCGCATCCCACTCGAGAACTCGAAGAGTCGGTTTTGAGCGTTTTATGCAACAGCCCGTGCGCCTTTGTCCGCTGCATCTCTGTCACTGGACTCTTCCAGATGCAGATGCGCGAGTGAAATAGGAAGTCGTGTTTCCAAAACGCTCTGATGATTTCGCCGCTAAAGTCTTGGAACTGAATCGCGCCGTGTTTCCATTTTGTGGAAAGAAGGTCCACGCAATGCACCGCAACCTCCCGCCCGGGCTGCATGATTCGTTTGATTTCTTGGATCAAGAAATCAAAGTGCCTCATAAAGTCTGCCATTGAGTCGCAGTTACCCATGTCTTGCAGGTCGTTTGAGTAAGTAAACAAGTCTGCAAACGGCGGGCTAAAAATTGAAAAGTCAATTGATCCTGTTGGGATCGTTTTAGCCACTCGAACACAGTCGCCGTGGTGGACCGTCCACCCATTCCCGGTCCGCGTGTTGATAGACTCATTTGCCTCAAGTTTTTTGCTTTCGCAAAACGTAATTTCTGCTGCTGCTTGTTTCATCTTTTCTTGCATCTCTCTATGTTGCTGAATCTTGCGGTTGATAGACTGCATGATCGCGCCTTCGGTAACCGCCTGCACGATGTATGCGTTCACTTGCTGTGTTTGTCCAAAGCGGTATGATCGTCTCAGCGCTTGGTAAAAGTCCTCAAACGAGTAACTGAGCCCCACAAAAGCCACATTGCGGCAGTGCTGCCAGTTGAGGCCGAACCCGGCGATGCTCGGCTTGGTGATAATAACTCGAGCGCGCCCTTGGCTGAAATCACTGAGCAAAGTTTCTTTGCGTGACGGCGTGTCAGATCCTCGGACTTCTACAGCGTCTGGGATTCTTTTTGCCAACTGATCGGCTTCGTCATTGGTGTTGCACCAAACAATCCACGGCTCATTCGATCCATTTACCAGTTTTGCAACAGCATCGGAGCGGTCTGCCGATGTCATGCGCATCTCTCTGTGCATGGTTGTAGCGGATAGCGTGGCAATTCGGAATAAGTCATCCCCGGCGTTAGTGCTGATGTCAGCGTCCACTAGGATGGTCTGCATATTCAACGCAGGCAGGTCGTACCCATCATTTTTAAATCCGATGTCGGACGGCTTTGAAACGCATGCTGCCCAGTTTGCTAGCCACTTCCAAAACTCAGATTCAGCGTGCTTTTTGAGACGCCAGTCCCCCGTGTTAAATGTGTCGTTTACAAAGAACGTCGCAAGCATCTGAGCAGGAGAGCAGATTCCAAGAAAGTCAGCGTGCTGCCCGAGTTCGGTGTAATCGTTAGGCGATGGCGTAGCTGTACACGCGAGCCTGTACTGCGTTTGAGAAAAAGCATCTGTCAGCGCTTTTCTGGTTTTACCGGTAAACGATTTTAGGATGCTGCTTTCATCCAAAACGACTCCGGCAAACACCGAGCAGTCAAAATGCTCCAACTTCTCGTAATTCGTGATCCAGACTCCTGGCTCCGTAATTTCGTCGCCGCGTGCGATCTGCTTTGCCTCAATTCCAAACTTTTGCGCCTCTCTGGCTGTCTGTGATGCCACAGCAAGAGGTGTTAGAATTAACACGCTGCCGCCAGTGTGTCTTACAACTTGGGAAGCCCATTCGAGTTGCTGGGCAGTTTTACCAAGCCCGCAGTCCTCAAACAGCGCGCACCTGCCCTTGCGCACAGCCCACCGCAGTATGTGCGCTTGCCAGTCAAACAGCGGCGCAATAATCGGCAAAGGCTCAAAACCTGCATCCGAAACAGTACGCACCTTGGATGCTATGTAGTCGTCGTAATTCATTTCGATTGTACCAAAGGTTGAGCCCCAACTTTTCGCGCCACAATCTCATCCGGCATGACTGCCCCGGCTGCGCTCCACAGCGCTTGAGCTTTTTTAGCTGACAAGCTGCCACCGGCGAGAATGGCGTCATGTGCGCCTATTGCCCCGTTGCGCACTGCCTGGGCGATGTGCTCGGCCTCGACGTATTCAGTCGCTCGCGCCTTTTGCAGCCTCCAGCCCGGCACCGTGTGCCCAGCTTCGAGCAGTTCGCGCGCCTTGGCCTTGGCAGCCTCCCTGAAATCCTCCAGCGTGGCGCATTGCGACAAAAACCGCCCCAGCCGCGTGGGGTCGTTAAGTAGCGTCAGGAACCCGTCGTTGTCTGGCGTTAGCTCAGACTGCATCGGCACCAATGCCCCGGTCATGCTTTGGACTCGCGCCCCACAGGTTAGCGACTTTGCGCACCATCCGCAGTAGTCATTCTCGCGCGGTGGCGTCCCGACGTTGGCGAGCACCTTGCGCACCAGTTCGCTTGCGCTGGCGTAGGTCCAGCGGTGCGTCACAACCTGCCTCTGGTCGCAGAACAGCAGGTGCGTCGTCCAAGCGTCCTCAAAATGAGACTGCATCAGCCCGAGCGCGTAGGCTGCCATTTGGGCGGCGTAGTCATACACCTGCCCAGATTTTAGGTCGACAAGCCAGCGCCCGCGCACTGCCACCCCGTCAGCGGTGCCCCTGTGCTCAAATCCGCCTGTTAGGATGCGGCAATTGTCCTCGAGCGTGGTCAGCCCGTCAGCGGCACCGCCCAGCAATGCGCACTGGTTCACGGCCCACTGCACTGCTTGGATGTCCTCCTCTGGCACGTCGCGATCCAAAAACTCTCCACGCTCCCAGGCGTGACGAAACATGGCGTCCAACCGTGTCCCGCGCTCTGCCGCCGGACTGCTGCCAGGCGCTCCTTCGTATTGCCCGCAAAGTGCGAGCTTAGGCAAACTACTGTGTCTGATGTTCATTTCTGTTTTCTCCTTTTTGCTGCCATCGACTGCACGCCGCACGCGCGGCTGCAATTGAGTTGAGC